ACTTGATATTTCGCCTACTATCTTGTGATAACTTTCAAAGTTTTGTATTCCACCACCTGCAAGAGTTTCTTTAAGTTGCTCTTGTCGTTCTAAAATTTGTTTACGCAATTTATCTAACATTATTTTCTTCTAGATTTAGCACCACTACACTTCCATCTTTTTCTTGATAGATTGTTAGGGGTGTTTGGGTTATTCCTTTTCTTTTTAGATAACCTCTTTTTAATTCCTAGACTTCTAGCACAATAAGAGTCACCTTTAGATGTTCCTGGTTTTACTCTAGGACCTCCACCTTTGGCTTTACCTGCTTGTCCGTAACTAACTCTTTTACCTGATTTAGTTACTTTGACTTTTGCTTTTCCTCTTCTTGGCTTAGCTCTAGCCACCTTGTTGTTGTCTCCTACGGTTTGCGTTACCAGATAAAACTTCTCCTCCATGCTTCATCATTTTAAAATCAGCACCTGATAGTTTACCATCTTTGTTTTTGTCTAGTTTTTTCTGACCACCGTGTAAGGCTCCACCATGAGACATTTTTACACAGTTGTCTACACGTTTACCACCTTTCATTTTTGTGCCCATTTGCTTGTATCCTTTCCAGCATGCTTTGCCGTCTAATCCTTTTTTCTTAGCCATTACCTATTATACCCCTTGCCTTTAGTTGCTGCTCCACAACCTCTAGCCATACCTCTTTTTTTACCAGCTTTACCGCCTCTTTTCATTTTAGCTACTGGTTCTCCACCGCGATTCATTTTTTTCATACCTCTATTAGTTCCTGGCATTATGGTCTCCTTAAATGTTTTTTGGTGTTAGTCATTGACCCACCGTTAGTTTTCTTTACCATATCTGAATCTTTCATGATTGATCCATCTGGCATTTTATGATAACCTTTAGGTACTTCACCACCGTTTCTCATACGTCTACGGTTAGCGTTACCGCCCATCATCTCTTCAAAATTAGCTTTATTTAACATTATACACCTTTAGTCCTTGTGTCTGAATCTCTTACGTCTTTTAGTATATCACGATAATCTTTACGCATACCTTCTTTTTCTTTTATTAAAGCTTGTTCTCTTTGTTGGGCTATTTTCATTTCTGCTATAGCTTCGGTTGATTGTTGTTTTAGTAAGTCAACTTCAGCTTTTAATTGATCGCTTTGTGCTTTTTGTTGTATTTCAGCTTGTTTTAATTGTACTAACGGCTCTACTTGAGCGTTTTGTTGTGCTTGTATTAATGCCTGTTCTTGTCCCGTTACTTGTTGAGTAGCTTGTGCTGCTGCAGTTGCTATCTGGTTCATTACTTCTGGTGGCATTTCACCTTCGCCCATTTGTGGTAAAGGTTGACCTATAGCTTGTTCAATCTGTTGTCTATACTTCATAGCTTGATGCTCTTGTATATTAGCTTGAATAGTTACCGTAGCACTTTGATTCTGTTGTACCATTGGGTTTTGTAAAAAAGCAGTATGACTAGCTATATATGCATCATGGTTCTGGAACACATAAGCTTGTATTGGCTGACCTGTTAGTGCTGCTTGTTGTTCTGTTATTGGGTCACGGGCTGGTACTTCCGCTTGAGGCGGTAATAAAGCGTCTATGTTTTTAACTTCTAGGGCTTCGTACATACGTCTGTATGCTTCACGTAAATCATGTATTTCGGGTGCTGCTCTAGCCATTTCTAGTTCTTGTTGGGCTAACATCACCCTTTGTGCCATACTAAATATGTTTGGGTCACTTACGGGTACTATATCTACTCTATCGTCAAAATCAGTAGCTTTTATTTCTCTGCTGGCTCCTGGTACTTCATATGGGTAAACAGGAGGTAAACTTTTACTAAATATGTTAGCTAGTAGCCTAAATTCTTTTTTCTGGGCATAATGCATACGTTTATGTATAGCACTCATCACTTTACTGCCTCTTTCTAACATAGCTACTGTAGTGCCTACTGGTAGCTGTTGAGAGCCGATATCTCCTACATTCATGTCAGCAATTGAAGCAAAACGTCTTCCAGAGTCAATAATTACACCTAATAACTGACTTAATACGCTACTCGGCTCTTTATAAGGCAGAGGCATCAATGCATCACGAATTACTCCGCCTGGAACGTCAACATCTCTAAATTCTCCTGGTCTAAGTGGCTCATCTTCGCCCTGGACTCTCATTCCACGTGCTTTAAAGCCTGCGGGGAGGTTACTTAGCGTACCTGCGTCTACTAATTGACGTAAAATAGAGGTTGCGGACTTAGTTAGTCCTCCAATCATGTGAATTAGACCAAATCCGTAAAAACCTAGTCCTGGAAGGAACTTATAGTGTACAAAATACTCTTTTTTACTGAATAATTCGTCTTCTGGTTCCCAATTACGTCTTATTGATAGTATTTCACCTTGTTCTTCTAGTATAGTTACTACATAAGGCACCGCAAAACCGTAATCATCAGCTTCTGAGAGCTCTAAATTGACATGCATCTCTAAAACACTGTATTCGTCGTAGTCTGTCATTGATGGAGATATGCCTTGTAGCTCATCCATCTTCTCTTTTGCTTCATTGTAGTCAATATCTGGGTTAGCTTCCCCTATATTTATGTTACGGTAACTGCCGTTTAGCTGTAATTTCTTTAAATCGTTGCCCGTCATGGTCATAGTGTGGGTAAAACGTGGGCTAGTTTCTAAATCTACAGTTTCATAAGCTACTACTAGGTTCTCAGCTTTTACTAAACGGCTAGTAGCTCTACCTAATAGGTTGTCATAGTAGACTTTTTTAAATGCACTACCCGCTAAAGGCAGATAAAACAGCAAACTATCCATTTCAGGGTCATACTCTTTCATGACTTCTGTTATTTGATAGTTCATAAATTCTTTAACACGCTGGTTTTGACCAGCTACTTCTGGAGTTTCTGGACCCATGACTCTAGTTTTTACTGGACCACCAGGAGGTAATAGTTCTTTATAGGACTGAGCCTGAAATTGAGTTACGGCTTCACTTAGTAATGGGTGATGCACACCTGTGGCTCCTGGAAAAGGTTCTTCTCTCTCTTCAGTTTTTATGCCTAGTAGGTCTAAACCTTTACTAAAGGTATCAAGCCAATCTTGTCGAGATTCTTTATCTGAATCATAAGCTTCTAAAAGTTCACTAGCTAATGTGGATAAGTCTGAGGAGTCTAGTGTCTCAGCAAGATTAGCCTGATGATCGGTGACGGATACTTCTTCTGACTCAAACATAGGTATGACGTTGCCGTCGGGACCTATTTCAAAAGCTGAAGTCATATCGCCTTGTATGTTCATTTCTTCGGGAAGCTGGACTTCCATCCCCATGTCTTCTTGGGGTGCTTGACCTTGTAGCATGTCCATAATTTCTATGTCTATTGCGCCGTCTTGGTCAATGTTTATTGGTTCTTTTTCTATAGCCATGGTTAATAATAACTTACTTTACGTTTGTAGTATAGTTCTTCTTCCTCCCAGTCGCTAGGTAGCCTAACGAATCCACCTTGTCTAAACCTAAGCATAGCTTGAGTGGTTGAATCTACTAAGTCGTCGTGATCCCCAGCAGGGAAAACAGCACACTCTTCAATAACTTCATTAGCCCATTTAGTATCTGGTGCCCATACCATGCCCGACTCAAAAAGTGGGGTACTGGCGTTTACTCTAGCAATCTTATCATTTCCTTTACTAGGAGTAAAGTTCTGTACGGGTATACCTATATTCCTAAGTTCTTGAGTAAGCGGTATACCACTAGCTTTATTTTCTATAATTACTACGTCGGGTGACCAATCGTGATATTGTTCTAGGGCTACGCCTTTTAGTTCAGGGAAAGAATATTTACCTTTGATACAATCTAGTAAAATTATATGGGCTACTCTGCCGTCATATAGTTCATCACCTATTGTGCCTTCTGGGTAAAATACTCCCCATGTAGTAATAGCTGAATAGTCCGCTGAAGAACTTTTTAAAAAAGCGGTATCGTAACTTTGAATAAGGTAATCGCACACAGGTGGTTTTTCTTTATCCCATTCCATCCACCATTCACGCCTTATTAGTGCACCTTCTTCACTGGTCGGATTCTGCATGTACTGAGCGTGCCATTTAGGACCGCCACGTAAACTAGCTTTTACGCCTTCTAGTTCTTCTATTTTCCAGTACTCTGGCCACAAAGGTTTACCGCTAGGTAAAATAGCGGGGAGTTCTATAACTTCCCACTGGTCAGCTTTAGGGTCACGGGCAGCATCTTTTAATAATTTACCCGTAAGGTCGTTGATGTTCCAACGAGTCATAACTATAACTATGGCTCCTCCTGGCTGTAACCTTTGACGCGGACCACTAGTATACCAATCATAAGTATCTTCCATGGACTTTGGGTTCATGGCGTCTTGTTCTGAATGCGGGTCGTCAATAATAAATAAGTCCGCACCCCTACCCGCTAATGCACCACCAACACCCGCAGCATAATACTCGCCTTTTAGTTTAGGGTTGGCTTTATCTTGGGTTTCCCATTTACCTGCTGCTTTTGAGTCTGGGTTAATTAATACATCAGGGAAAACTTTTTGATAGTCTTCCGTTAGCATTAAGTCCCTAATCTTACGACCAAACTTAACAGCTAGGTCTGCGGTGTGGGTCGCCTGAAGTATTTTCAGTGAGGGGTTACGACCCACAAGATACGCAGGAAAGTAATGACTCGCGAACTCACTTTTAGTGTGACGCGGAGGCATATTAATTATTAAGCGTTTTATTTTACCTGTGGCTATACGGTCAAAAGCGTCAGCCATCTTTTTATGGTGAGCCCCGCCTATAAAACTTGGCCACTGGTTTTTAACAAAGTTCATAAAGCCACTTTGACAGCGTTCAACTTCTTCTATTTGTTCTAACCTTTCGGCTAGTTCTAGATGTTCTTTTAGTACCGACTCAGGTAGTTCGTTTAAATTAGAGTCCATGTTTTAATGGCATTAAACTAGCTACTCCACCGCCCATCATCTTTTTAGGAGTGACTAACGTATTCAAAAAATCATCAAACTTAGAATAAGCTTCTTGGTTTTTATTTAGTATTGACGCTACACGATTGCTCGCGTTGGGGTTGTTTATAATGTCATTATTATAGATAGCTTCGAGTTTTGATCTATCTTGAGCTATTTTAGGTTTAAGTACTTTGATGGCTGCTGCTTGTTCGCCTTTACCCATACCTTTTATAACGTTGACTATTTTTTGTAGTTCAGGAAAAGCTTCTACTTTATCTAACTTGCCAGGAAAAAGTTTTAGTAAACCTTTTGCGGGTCCAGTAAATTTACCACCACCGCCCACCATCATTGCAGCTTCAGCTATAGGTCCACGGTCAAATGAAGATATAAGTTCATCTCTAAATAATGACTTATTTAATCTAGCCATAGCCTCTTCATCTTTTTGTCGTTGTATTTTTTCTAAAAATCCTTCAGCCATGGTCTATCTCCTGTAGCTTCATTTTATACTCTTTACGTGCCTTTTGTAAAGTTTCTTTATTCTGCATAATAATTGACGGCACAGGGGTTGAGTAATGTTGGTCGGTGGGATGACTCCAAAACCACATGGCACATGGGCGT